TTGGGCGACTTCGACAAGATGCCCTCCACGCGAGGACTGCGACCGGCTGACCTGCGCGTCCGCGATGCGTGGTTCGAGGGTGCCCGCCACGTGCTCAACCGCATCCTGGCTGACCGGGCTGATCCGCAGACCGTCGTGGGCGAGATCGAGGCGATTTGGGACGAGGCTCACCGACGCGAGAGCCAGCGCCCACGCAAGAAATTCTACCTCGACACTTGACGCGCCCCCAGATCTGTGACACGGGCGAGAGAAGACCTGAGGATACTCGGGTTGAGCCTCCCAAGGGCGCGAGTGGGCACCCCCCACCCGTTGACTGCGGCGAGGGTTGGGCGGGGCAGAGTCTCAGCTTGGGGTCTGCCTTCGTCGCAGTCGCTCTGACCTAGAGCAAGAGAGAGCAGCAGGAGGCGGATCTGCCGGGCAGACCTTTCGAGAAGGGGCGAGAGAAGACCGGCGGCCGCAAGCCCGGCGTGCAGAACAAGCACACCCGCGCGGTCAAGGACGCCCTGGTGCGCGCCCTGGAGGCAACGCGGGAAGACGGGGGTGAGAAGTTCTTCACCGACCTGCGGGACAGCGATCCGAAAACATTCGCGACCCTGGTGAGCAAGCTCATTCCCAACCAGACGCACGTCACGGGCGACGAGGGCGGCCCGGTGGTGGTGTTCCGCGATTACACGGGGGGGGCCAGTGGCCGCAGCGACGAGGACTAACATCTCGGTGGGCGTGCCTCATTACCGCGTGCTCAACGCATTTATGGCGTCGCGCGCTCGGGTGTCTGCGATCATGGGCCCACTCGGCTCCGGCAAGACGTTCGCCGCCGTTCAGCGCATCCTGGCGCATATGGTGGAGCAGGAGCCGAATGCGAAGGGCGAGCGGCCGACGCGATTCCTGGCTGTCCGCAATACCTATCCCGATCTCATGGGCACGACCGTTAAGGATTTCCTCGCGATCTTCGGGGAAGGGGCAGGTGCCCTGGGCAAGATGAGATACGGGGGCCTCGAGCCTCCGACGTACCGGGTCGATTTCAACCTCGAGGACGGCACCCGCGTGCTCTCGGAGGTGATCTTCCTGGCGCTCGACCGCGATGATGCCGTGAGGAAGCTGCGCGGATTCCAAACCACTTTCGTGTGGCTTAACGAAATGAAAGAACTGGTGAAGAGCGTGGTTGACATGGCCGACCTCCGGCACGGTCGCTACCCCTCGATGGCAGCGGGTGGCGTGAAGCCCACCTTTCACGGCATGCTGGGCGACACCAACGCCCCGGATGAGGATCATTGGTACTACCACCTTGCCGAAGAGGTGCGGCCCAAGGGGTGGAAGTTCTTCCGGCAGCCGGCGGGTGTCTTCCCTGGCGAGAAGGAAGGCGAGTGGGTGCCCAATCCGGACGCCGAGAACCTCGCGAATCTCCCACAGGACTACTACCAGCAAGGGCTCGAGGGCAAGGATCCAGACTGGATTCGGGTCATGCTGTCGAATGAGTACGGCTTCGTAATCGAAGGCAAACCCGTGCATCCAGAGTATGTGGACAGCGTTCACTGCACGCCGGAGCCAATCGAGGTAGATCTGCGCTACCCGCTCATCATCGGCATCGACTTCGGCCGCACCCCTGCCGCTGTCCTGACGCAGCACATCGAGGACATGGGCCGCCGCGTGGTGCTGGATGAGCTCTGCGCCACCGATATGTCGGCAGCGATCTTCGGGCCTGAGCTCAAGCGGTGGCTGGACAACCACTATCAGGGCATTCCCGTGGAGGTCTGGTGTGACCCGGCTGGCAGTGCCCAGGGCCAAGCCACCGAGGATACGCCCATCCGCATCCTGCGTGCTGCGGGCATTCCTGCCCAGCCCTGCTCGAGCAACTCGCCAGACCTGCGGCGTGCGGCCATTGCAAACCCTGCAAGGCGGATCTGCATGGACGGCAAGCCCGCCCTCCAGGTCAGCCCCAAGGCCAAGATGGTACGCAAGGGGCTTATGGGTGGCTTCGCGTACCGTCGCCTGAAGATCGCAGGCAGCGAACGCTACACCGACCTGCCGGACAAGAACATCTACTCCCACCCGGTGGAGGCGGCTGAGTATGCGCTGATGGGCGGCGGCGAGGGCCGCGAGGCATTGATCCCCGCCAACCGCAACCGCAGCACACCCAGCCAAACGCAGGCGATCCTCTGATGGGTGCCCAATTCTTCCGCGAAGCGTTCGACCCCAGCCAGTGCCTGCGCGACGTAGCCGCATGGGGCTACCCGCGCACGGTCAGCGAGGATGAGGCAGAGACAGCGACCTGGGTGCGCTATGGCGAGGACGTGCTGGCGTGGTTCGTGCCGCTGCCGGGAGCCGCGGTGATGCTCCATGTCTGCGCGTCACCCGAGGCGCGCGGCCACCTGGGCACGCCCCGCCAGATGACAGCCCTCGAGGTCATCGCTGAACTCATGGGTGCCACCCGGCTGTGGGTGGTGACGGGCAGGGACGGCGACTTTCCGTGGGTGCGTAAGCCACTGCTCACCCGCTTCCTGACGCATCGAGGCTGGACTGCCAGCCCGGTGGGTGCCTACCGAGAACTGGGGGTGAACTGATGCCGCATGAGGGTGGCGCGCAAAACTTCCGGCACGGCAAATACGTTTCCCCGTGGTCTGGGCTGGGCACACGGACGCACGACATTTCGCGCTCAGGGATTCACGCGCATCAGAAGCTCACGGGGGAGTTTAACTGGGACAGCCTCGAGAACGTCCAGAAGCATCTGAAAGACCTGGACACGATCACCCAGATCGCACACAGGAAGGCTGATTACTGGGGCCGCGACTATGACCCCACCCGGCGGAAACCGGGCAGCCGCCACTTGGCCGACGAGAAGGTCAGTGACTTCAATCCCGGCTACTACCGGAACCCATTCCACTCTCAGGGGCTTGGCCCCGAGAGCTACGTGGGTATGTACATGTCCGACGTTCAGCGTGACCGGGTGCGCTACTGGGACGCGACAAAGCGCAAATTCGAGGCGCGGGTGGCGGAACTCCAGGGGATCGAGCGCGCCGGAGGGCAGGAGGCATACGACCAAGAACTCCAGGCCCGGCACGACCTGAGCAGACCGCTACCTGAAGCTGCCCGTGCGGCTGAGTTGCTTCGCCTCGACCGCCGTGGGGGCGGCGCACGGGGCGGGCAGGCTGCCCCCAGTGAGGGACGGCTAGCTGCACGGGCACGCACGGCCGAGCAGCGCAGATCCAGTGCGCGAGATCAATCCACTGGCGGCGGCGGATCGACAAGGCGCGTGCTACGTGCGCGAAACGTATTGGAACCACTGGGGCTGCGGAGCGGACAAGCGTCTGCGCGCACGCTTCTGGGCTAGGGGGAACTATGGGCATCGAGTGGGCAATCATGGCCTCAACGCTTTCGAGCATGGCGCAAACAGCAATGGCACTGGACAAACCGAAGGCTCCCAGGGAAGTGAAACCCCCGGAGGCTCCGGCGGATATGGGCAAAGAGGGGGCCATCCGCGCTGAGCGTGAGGCCGAGATGCGAAGACGCCGCCAGGGGAGCGGTGGCCGCGCCTCCACGATCCTGAGCGGTTCCCCGCTTGGCGTCCCCGGTCAAGCCAACACCGGCCGCAAACTGCTCACGGGGTATTAGGCAATGGCGAAATCCGTAGAGGACTGCCTGCGGAGGCTCCGCGAACTGGAGAGCCGCCGGCACAACTGGGACAGCCACTGGGGAGAGGTGGCGGAGCGCGTCTGGCCTGCGGCGGACGAGTTCCTGACCGCCAGGGCTGTGGGCGAGAAGCGCAGCACGAAGATCTACGATGCTACGGCCGCCCTGGCCCTCGAGAAGTTTGCGGCAGCTATGGAGTCGATGCTGACGCCGCGCAGTCAAAAGTGGCACACGTTGCGGGCGACGAACGAAGATTTGAACGATGACCCGGCCGTGAAGAAGTGGTTCGAGGAAGTGGCGCGCATCATGTTCCAGGCGCGCAACTCACCGAAGGCCGGCTACTACGCCCAGATGCACGAGGGCTACAAGTCGCTCGGCGCGTTTGGCAATGCGTGTCTCTTTGTCGACGAGCCGAAGAACGGCGCGGGCGTGCGCTACGTGCAGTGTCACGTGGGCAGCGTCTACATCGAACTCGACCCGGCACGCAAGGTAGATACGGTTTACCGGAAGTACACGATGAGCGCGAA